AGTTCGGCTTCTCGTTGTCTGTCTTCCTCTCCTGATTCGGCAAGTTTGTTTTGAGCTACTACAATCGCGAGTTCTTCTTCCGCGTTGGCTTTGCGTTGCTCAAAGAGTGCGCGTTCCTTTGCTCCTGCTTCGTCCGCCGCTGCGATTCGGTCGTTGATGTTCTGGGTCGTGTCCTCTGCGATGAGGTTCAACGCCTTAATTTCAGAGCGTTCTTTTGCCGTGGTGACAAGCTGTTCTCTTTGCCTATCAACCAACGCTTGCCTCGCCTTCTCAAGTTCTCGCGCTGCCGTTGTTTCGAGGATGATTTCATTCTTCAGGTTTGCCGTTGCTCTTCCGAAGGCTTCTGTCGCTCCTGTGATGTCACCCGAGAAGAGTTTCACCAATGCACCCCCAAGAGAAGAGAAGCGGTCTGTGATGACTTGAACCCCTGCCGAAAGCCCCGCGAGAATTGTTTTAAATTTTCGCGCTCCCTCAAAGGACTGTGTGAAATACGTAACGACAGCACCCAAAGCCAAAACAAGAAGACCGATTCCCGTCCCTGCGATTGCGACCTTCGTTAGATTCAACCCCTTTATAAACGTCCCAACACCTTTGGCAGCTCCTAAAAACTTCGAAGCAAGTCCGCCTGTTAACCGATCCAATCCACCGACAACCGTTTGTCCGGTAGTCCCCAAGTCCTTCACCGCATTTTCAGAGGCTTCAATCGAGCGGTCGAGATTGCTTGTGTCTGCCGATACCTTTAAAATAACTTCTTCTTCACGAGCCATATTAGAGCAATTAACGGGGTGAGTGCGATACTAACAGAGATAAGAACGTCCAACACCTTGAACCAAAGCGGGACATGAACCCTCTCGCCTTTGTTCTGAAGTAATTGGATCGCTTCTCCTATATAACGATGATTGTCAAGATTCCTCATTGTTCGAAGGGTTGGAAGCAGTTTGATGAAGCGTTGTCGTAGAAATACCCGTACCGCTCGCAGCATAAGCGAGAGACCTGAGTCACCGTCTGTCCGAGGTTGTTTTCAAATTGTATCTTCCCGTTTGCTTTGTCTATGCCTGTTGGGATAAACGTACAATCCCGAATCTCTCCCAAGACCTTGAGCATCTCCACCTTCACCAGGTCTTCACTTGTCGCATCATACGAGATTGAAAGAATCCTCCAATACGTGTCTTTGATATAAATCTTATCCGAGAATTCGAACGTCGCTAATTCAGAGCGGGTGAGCCTGAAGAACGCGGTAAGCTTTCGAGCGTCCGATGAATACAACTCATTGACGAACGGTCTCCAATACTTGTAGTATAGGGTATTAAGTGGGTTAGCTTCTACGATATGGAATGGACGCTCCGCACCAAATCCGAGGTCTTCATTGGTAATCGTTGCTTCAAGGGATGAGAACTGCGAGAAAGCCGGATATTCTGTGTCCGTTGTGCTCTCTGAACTTGCGTCGTTTTGATAGAAAATTGTCCCGTCTTGTTGACCGTTCCAAAACGCCAACCGAGGAAGAGGGTCTTTGATGGTCTTGTCGTCCTGCTCCGTATCAATCAACATCCTATGAATTGCGTATTGAGTGCCGGGAATGTATGAAGCGACGTGAGGAGCAAAGGGAGTCTTTATTTCTTTGTTGCCCGAAGCGAAGTCGTTCTCTGGGTCATCAACTCGATACCTACCATATACCCGAGAAGCGTTTTTGAACACGAGGTCGTTGATAAGGTCTTTTCCGTTCGAATGCGTCCAATCGTACTGCCTCGCTTGTATGTCTGTAGTCGGTGCGATGGTAAGGTCTTTCGAGAGGTCAATCTTATTGGTCCAATCTTGCGTCGCTCCGCTTGCCATGTAATCATTAAATGGCTCGATAGACAAGTGTTTCGCATTGTTACGGTCCGGAATGAAGACAAGGTTGAACATCTTCTGAAGCCCTGCGATGAAATCAATTTGTTTCATCTGCGGCATGTTGGCTTCTGTGTCAACTGTTTGACCAGAGGTGCCCGCTGAAACTTGCACAACTTCAAACCCTGTGCCACCTGAACCGAGTTCGTCTGTCCCGGTGAAGTCTACGGTATGTCCTGAATTTGATAATGCGTATTGCAGCGATACCGCGTCACCTGTGTTTAAAAGAATTGGCTCCGTTAGGATAACGTAAGGAATGACGTTTTGAAAAAATACCGCACTTATGTTCGGCAATATTGTAGCAACGCTCGTTGAAGTATTTTTGGCAAGCCTCATGTTCAGGGTTGTTCCGCTTCCTGAATCGTTTAAAGTGCCTTTGACATATACGCGAAAAGTGTAATATGCTTGAAACGGTGCTGTGTATGTTGTGCCGTTGAAGTTGCCTCCAGTATCGTAAAAAGGTGCGGATTCTGAGAATCCCGTTAAATTGGCAAATGAAGAAGAACTTAAACCCGTAACATCTGAAGAGTATCCAACAAATGCCGTTTGTCCTTGCGGGTTCGTGCTTCCTTGAATCGCGAGGTTGCCGTTGTACATCGCGAGATATAAACCATCGACCCGCGTTAAGAATGTAGAGTCGTAGGTATATCCCGCCTCTGTCATAATCTCCTCAAAGAGTTTGGACGCTCTGAAGTATGGCGTGAAGTCCCCGTGTTCAAGTGGGTTCGTTGCCGTCCATATATTTGAGGAAGTCCAATTCTGCCCTTTGTCTGGGAGTCCGTAACGGATTACGCCCCCGGATAAATTACCCGCCCAACTCGCTTCGATGTTGGTTGCGTTGAGCGTGTGATCATAAGCAGACAAGTCGAGGTCGGTGAGCATCCCGTCCCCGATATCCCGCGAGAGGTTAGCCGTTTCACCGAATACCGCTATCTCTACATCTGCATATTTGCCTTTTTGAACGTACACCGCTTTCACCTGTGCAAATCCCCGCATGACCGGGATCGTGTTGTAAGTGAGTTCCGCTTCGACCTTTACCTTCGGGTTCCATGTAGTTATAAGACCGAACTCATTTACCGCTCCGAAGTAATCTTGGTTCTTCTTGGTGAGTGGAACGCGGAAGGTCTGCGAGAAGCTACTTGAAGAAGCGTTGATGTCTTGGATATCGGAGAACTGATAACTCAGATTCACCGGCTCGTTCTCGTAGAGTTCAATTTCGTTTCCTGCAAGGGTTAATCTTAGCATCTGATAATTTGTGCGAGTTCAACATTGAACGAAGTGATGAACACCTTCGAGACCGTCTCCTCTTCGATTTGCATTGAGTTCGTTTGGATGGTTACAGGAACCCAAGTCCCGTCGATTCGTGCCATGACATTCTTTGACCTCATGCAATATTGCATCAACGTCAGCTCTTCAATCGTGAGAACGCTGTTGAGTTGATAGGTCTCTTTCGCTTCGAGTTGATACGGCTTAATTTGTCGTGCGCTTGTAGCGAGTTCGAATTGCGCTCCGCTGTAATCTCCGACGATCTTTCGGTAAGTCTTCTCCTCCCGCGTTACGGTCTTTTGTTTCTTCCCGTTGAAGCGTAGGTAATCCCACCCGCCCCGAGTATTCGCCCAACCCAATTGGACAGGCTCGTTCTTCGTGTTCCTGCATTTGTTACGAATGCGGAGGGTGTTTCCCGTTGGTGCGGTATCCGTTGAAGGAATAACATCGTAATAACCCCATCCACCAGTAACTGCATTTAGAGCGGCTGTGATTGCACTCAATGAAGCGGGATAGACAGACGCATAAAGAAGGGACGCATCGTTGTTTGAATCGTTCCAAGAGGTGGTCGGAACGAGACCCCCATTCGTGGAGTTCACGATATATGTCAAGGTATCGTCAAGGCTTCCGGCTGTGTCGTATGTGTTTATGGTAAACCTCGTAATCAATGACCCGGTGTCGTCGCTATTGATAAACGCTGCAACCCCGTTATCTTCAATCCCTGCATTTACCTCGATGACATTGTTCACGGGTTCGCGATCCATCAACCAAACTTTCTTTGTTGAAGCCGTGCCGTAATAATCGGAGAAGGAAGGGTCTAACCCTTGCGAAAGTTGCTCGTATCCGTCAAAGTGGTAAAAGTAGGAAGATGTATCCTCCGCCAGTGTTTCTGTCGTGCCATTGAAGAACCCCACTTTTACCCGATAACGCTTCATGTTGTCATTTGACCGGGTAAACATCTTGTTATGAAACGAGTGAATCGTTGAGGTTGTGTTGTATTTTAAAGAATCCACCTCAAGCCGTCCCGCTATGACTTCGGATAAATCAAAAAAAGCGTTGTCCGTTGGGTTTGGGGTCAAGTAAATTTTGGATATATCCGTTCCGTTCTCTTCAACCTGCACGATATATCGATAAGCATTGGTTACAGTCTCGTTCGGGCTAAATGTAAAAAGTAACTTTCTTCCCGCGGGTATCCAATTCTCTGAGGGTGCTGCTTCAATTTGCGCCATTAGTTCTTGATTGTTATGTTTCCGAGGTTTGCTTTGAATTTACCCGCGATATCTTCCGCGAATGCTGCTCCGAGTTTCTTCGTGTATCGTTTAGAAACGGCTGTATACGCTTTCTCATAAAACCGAAGTCCAACGATTCCCTTTTGTTTGACCGAGCGAGCCATGAGGAAAGCAGCGGAGTTGATATTGCTCTTCGTGTTCTTCTTGAACCGACCCTTCTCATCTCTGAGCTTGATTCCTTTGGCTTTGATCCACTTCACAAAGACCGAGGACGGAGGTTGTTTGCGAAACGTAAAGGGAGAGCCTTGATTCTTGCGAGTGCCGTTTACTCCGAAGTGAATGAATGGAGCGTACTTCTTCGCCTTGCCTTTGGCTCCAAAACTGATTTCTCGTATCTCGTTTCCACGTACCCGAATGCGGTAATTTAGAGACCGCTTGAGCGTACCCGATGCGACTCCGTAGTTCTTATTTTTGCCGATCCTACGCCCTCCGAGATGCCTCTTCGCACTCTTTAGGATATCATCTGCAAACGCGATAAGTGTCTCGTTGACTTTGCTCATATCCCTGCGCGTTCGGATGCCTTGCGGCAATGGTTCTTCTCGATGCTATCGAGTAACAAGGTGAGCCATAATCCAAGACCCGTGAGCGTTCGTTCTCGTTGGTTC